TATGGCGGTTTCTGGTAATGTTCACGTTTTTGTTGAATATATGTCCCCAACCTCAGGTGGTGGAGTACACGCAATTGCCCATAATGGTGACGCACTAGCTACATTCGGCTATTAAACTGTACATCCAAAACTTTCTAAACATCAATTTTTTTAGGGGCGTCCTAGACTGCTAAAAAAATTGTGGAGTTATAATAGATGACGAATGTCAACACATTTCAGGGTGACGTATTCATTCATGAATATATCAAACACAGTGGGGATGACAACAACCTCTTTGGGTTTTCGGGTACAGATACATTCAAAATCGCCACAGCTGGGGCAGATGCTATAGCAGTAGATGCGAGTCAAAATATTGATATCAGCGGCTTAATTAGACATATAGGTGATACAGACACCTACTTTGGGTTCGGCAGCGAAAATACTTTTGTAGTGCGCACAAATGGGTCGGATCGCATAAACGTCAATAATGTGGGTGATGTGACACTAAGTGTCAGCCTGTATATACCCGACAATATCTATCACAGCGGGGATACTCACACCTACTTTGGGTTCAACGGCGACAATAGTATAGGATTTGTCACAGGTGGAACGAACCGTGTGACTATCAATGATAGTGGGATCACACTCCAAAACGGTGGATCCTCCTTTAGTTACTTTAAGCACAATCCAAATGCAGGCGCGTGGTCTGCGTTCGGACAAAATGGTACTGGCTTTAATATAAATGGGCAGGTCGCGTATCAACGAGTTGGTAACTTTGTTACCGCTTCGTGTCGTCGGGCCCAATTTTGGGCGCAAGGCAATTTTTATCTTAGGCACACGGTCCCTAGTGAGTTTAGACCCAGTAGCACTTATGGCGACCTCCTTAGCTGGCAAAATAGAGTTATCACCAACGGCGCCTTCTGGGGCTGGGCCTATTATGCTTCTGGTCAATATTTCTACATGGTATACGGCCCCAATGGCACCCATTTCCCAGCAGGAGGCGGGACACAACATAATTTTTGCCCCTGGTCAGTATCATATTTTGTTTAATAGTCATATTCAGCTACTGAAGTGGAGATTGTTCCGTAAAGTCTGGGATCAGACATGGGTCCCTCCTTTCGAAATGCACACTATCGATAGATTCCAGCGTCTCTTCGCTCAATGTTACTAGGTTAGTGTCGAATGCATCTATATTCTCTTTCAATTGCTCCATGGTGGTCGCACCTATAATCGTGGACGCACAATACCATCTGGTGCGACACCACGCCAATGAGAGCGTCGCGAGTGATATACCAACCCCCTTCGCAATTCCCGCATATCCCTGTGTGGCTATCATGCACGCCTCATTGATGTACCTCTGCATAAAGTGTGGATACTTATGGAGGCGCCCATCCACGGACTTGTTATCGCGATATGCGTGTAAATATTTATCGGAGAGAGCCCCACCCGCGAGGGGGCTATATGGGAGTAGGCTGATATTGTAATGGTTGGGTGCACACGCCTCCGCGAGTTCCGTCTCGAACGTGCGGTCAAAGAGACATAACGAGTTCTGTATGGACACCGGTCGCGGTACCCCAAGTTCATCCGCGGCGCGAACGTATTCACAGACACCGAAAGTGGTCTCATTACTCAAGCCGTAGTGCCTGATTTTTCCCGTGGTGATGAGTTCACCGAGTGCGGCGACGGTCTCCTTGATGGGCACATCGACACGTTCCTTAGTGGGGTCATACACTCTCTGACCAGAGGTAGCTGTATATCGGTCCGGGCAGTGGATATGATAGAGGTCGATGTAGTCCGTCTTGAGCCTGTGTAGTGATGCGTCACATGCCGCGATGACGGACTCACGATCGAGGCGATTTCGCGGATAGCCCGTCACTTTTGTCGAGAGGATGATATCGGAGCGAAGTTCGGGGTTCTTCTCAAACCATCTACCGATATATTTCTCCGCGGTTCCGGCCTTGTTAACGTTCGGGCAGGGATACATCTCAGCGGTGTCGATGAAGTTGACACCACGCTCCTTTATGGCGTAGTCCAGCTGCGCATGTGCCTCTTCTTGAGTATTTTGACCTCCGAACGTCATTGTCCCGAGGCATACCTCGGTCACCATGAGACCGCTCGAGCCTAGTGGTCGGATTTTCGGGAGCTTTGTAGTTGATATATTATGGAACACTGAAACATCTTCAGGTCGAGGTGCATCAGCCGTCAGAGATTGAGAAGATATGGCCACTAAATCGGCCAATTTCGGCAGCACGGACACGTCCGGAATATTATTATTTTTTTCTTTGTCGATTAAAGGCTTATTATTAGCACATATAAACCCAGTGATTATATATTTACTTTTATCAGTTTTTACCATACATCCTCTATGAATATGAACAACATCAGTTGGAAATAGAATAAGTTTACCTTCTTTTGGTCTAATTTTAGTGCCGTTATAGAATTCGGTTTCTCCACCATCTTCTTCATCGAGTGTGTTTAGATAAAATATAAAAGCAATCATACGATCTTCAGCTGGACACAAATCCGAATGCCAATGGAAAAAACCGGATTTATCTGTGCGTTGTATATTCACCCAAGGTGTATAGATTGGACCCATACACCCAAAAAATTCATCTTCAGATACAGCTCCATTTATAATTACTTCACGTGCGAACTTCTGAATATATTTTTCCAAAGTTTTGCAAATTATATCACTATTAATAGACCAATCCTCTAATATATTGAAACATAAATCTAAACTTACTTTCATTTTTTTATTTTTAAGTCCACCACTACAAACACCTACACGTTTTCTGTTATCTAATTCATATTTTTGTATAATTTCTTTACATAGTTCAGATGATAACACATCTTCAAACTCGACAATCATATAATATGATTATGTGAGTTCTCCTTAAATTAATTTTCTATTCAAATAGTAATATGGATATACATGATCCTTATATTCGAATAACACTAATACCAGAGGCTATGCATAGTTTGATAAATGTTAGGACATTAAATTATGGCACCGGTGAAACTACAGAGGAAGTATTTGAATCTCTAGAAGTACCATCAGATTATACGAAGCCATCATTTGAGGCATTTGAATCAAAACTTCAGGAGTTGATCAATAACCAACCCTTACAATTTCTTCGTACCGAGAGGGACACCCTCCTCAACCAAACAGATAAATACGTCGTCGTGGACTTCCCCCATACCACTCCAGAAAAGAAACAAGAATGGCTTGACTACCGCCAGGCACTTCGTGACCTCCCTTCGAATACAGTGGATCCATCGATGCCAGTTTGGCCAACCCCTCCAACTGCGTAAGTCTCATCCTCATTTCTTCCAAATTGTATCCCAGTTTGTAAGTCTTCCCAGCTTAAAAATAAACTCTCACTATATTATAAAATGTCTGGTGGTATTGCCCAACTCGTAGCCGTCGGAGCCCAGGATGTACACCTCGTCGGTCAGCCCGAGGTGAGCTTCTTCCGCTCCACCTACAAGCGTCATACAAATTTTTCCCAAACTGTCGAGCGTCAGGTCATTCAGGGCAACGTCTCTAACAACGGTATGTCGACCGTCCGCTTCGAGCGCAAGGGTGACATGCTCGGATATGTCTACCTCGTTCCCAATAATGGTACCGCTACCCAAGCTTACACCCAAGCCCAGTGGTTGACCAAAATTTCCAAGGTTGAACTCCTTGTGGGGGGTCAGGTGATTGATGAACAAGATTCCACATACTCTACCCTCATTGCTCCCCGTCTGTCTGCGACTACCGCTTCCAAGTCTATTGCCGCTGATCTTGCCAATGGTGGCACATCCTACAGGTTCTACCCCCTCCGCTTTGCTTTCTGTGAGAACTGGCAGACTGCTCTTCCACTCATTTCTCTCCAGTACCACGATGTCGAGCTCCGAATCACTTGGGGCTCCGCGGCGGCCACTGACAAGTGGGATGTCTACACGAACTATGCGTACCTCGATACCCAGGAGCGTGAGGTGTTCGCTTCCCAGCCCCAAAACATGCTCATCACCCAAACCCAGAAGGCGGTCTCCTCCGGATCCAAGATCCAGGAGCTGAATTTCAACCACCCAGTCAAGTATTTGGCTTCTGGTAGGGCTAATGCTATGGCGATCCTTAACGATAATAATAAGCTCAAGCTCCAAATTAACGGTACAGATGTTGCTGATTACAAATTTGCCGATCCCAACTTCTCCACCGTAACTTCGTATTATCACACCACTAACTCG